AGCTCCTAAGCTACCCATTGGAATAAAGACACCAATGTCGCTAGGAGACAACAGGTCTGGTATATTCTCCATGAATTTCGAGTTGAGAGATCAAGTCGAAGATAACCTCAGAAATCTTCTACTCACCAACTACGGAGAGAGGCTTGGGAAATTTGATTTCGGAGCCAACCTAAGAAGCTTAGTCTCAGAAGTGACATCGGGAGAAGATTTCGAATCACGCGCAATGAATCAGATACAGGATTCTGTGACGAAGTACATGCCTTACGTATCTCTTGAATCATTTGGCGTCGAGTTCGACAAGAACCCTCCCAAAGGGATGGCCGTTGCTAACATCAGGATGCAATACACTGTGCAGCAAGCCGGAATATTCTCAAAATCAATCTCAGTTAAAATCTACGCGGTGGGATGATGGCAACAAACATAAAAGGACAGCTTAAGCAGAAGAGGCAGCGCTCTTACCTCAACAGAGATTTTGATTCACTTAGAGCGAACCTGCTGCAGTACGCAAGAACCTATTATCCAGACAGAATCTCAGACTTCTCTGATGCTTCTGTTGGTGGCATGTTTTTGGATTTTGCAGCTTACGTCGGTGACGTAATGTCGTTCTACCTGGATCACCAGTTTAATGAGCTAGATCCTACAACTGCTGTTGAAAGATCTAACATCATAAGAATGATCAAGGGTGCAGGTGTCAAAATAACAGGAGCGACTCCTTCAACAGTGGACTGCGACATATACTTTGAAGTCACGTCAACACTGTCTAACGGAGTCTACATACCGAATCCGTACCAGCTTCCAAAAGTCTTATCTGGAACTACAGCTACATCAAACTCTGGAGTGCTATTTGAGCTACTAGATGACGTTGATTTCTCAGAGACAGATTCTGATGGGTTGCTAGTGGCTAACTACAAGATATCTGCAGTTGATGCCTCCGGAAATCCATCGGCTTTTATCGTGAGAAGATCAGGATCTTTCACGTCTTCGAAGACCCTGTCAGAGTCGCTGACAGTTCCTGATACGTTTGTTCCATTCAGGACAATATCACTTCAAACTCCCGATGTTTCAGAGATAATATCTGTCAAGGACTCTGATGGGAACCTCTACTACGAGGTTGATTTTCTTACACAGGATGTCGTATTTAAGCGAGTAACAAACACCCAGGTTGACGCTGATAGAGTTCCTGAGTCTCTTGAGCTTAGTCCTGCTCCCTATAGATTTATCTCACAAACAGACCTCGATACTGGCATAACGACCTTGCAGTTCGGATCAGGGGATGCAGATACACTAGACAATGACATCATACCAGATCCCTCTGAGATAGCTGTTCCCTTGTATGGCCCAAGAAAGACATTCTCAAGATTCACTCTTGATCCGGGCACGCTTCTCGGGACAAAGACCCTTGGCATCTCACCGAGAAATACCACTCTCACTGTCACGTACAGGGCAGGAGGAGGAATATCTCACAACGTTGATTCTGGGACAATAAGATCATTTAAAGACCTGAGAACACAGTTTAGTGACATACTCCTTCCTCCAACAATAGCAGCAGTGAGGGCGTCTTCGGACATAAACAATCCTTCTCCTGCAGCAGGAGGAGAGACAAAGCCCACGCTAGAGGAGCTGAGAGCGCTCATTCCCTCATACAGAAACTCTCAGCTTAGAATCGTTACGAAAGAGGATCTCATCGCGAGAGTCTACACTATGCCGTCTAACTTTGGTAGAGTGTTCAGGGTAGGAGTGAGATCAAATGAGAACAATCCTCTCGCATCGACTATATCAATCGTCAGCAGGGACGCAAGCGGACAGCTAGTTCAGTCACCAGACGCTCTCAAGAAGAACCTCGCAACGTTTATAAATCAGTACAGGCTTATATCTGATGGACTTGACATCGTGGATGCCTCGATAGTGAACTTTATTGTGAAGTTCTCTGTCTCTGTTGACATAACTTCCAACAAGTCTGTCGTTGTGCAGAATGTCACGAACAAGATACGTGAGTACTTCCAGATAACAAATTTCCAGATTGATCAACCGATAGTGACGTCAGAGGTTATTTCTACGATACTTGCAACTGACGGAGTCATATCGCTTGTCAATCTACAGTTCCTCAATAGGTCTGGAGTCTACGAGGGAAGGCTCTACTCCAATGTTCAGTTTGACTTTGCATCTAACACGAGCAAAGGAGTTATCTTTGGCATGCCAGGATCGATATTTGAGTTGAAATACCCTCGATCAGACATATTCGGAGTGGCAGTCTAATGTACAAAATTCTCCATCCCCTTAAAGACACCTACATTACAAACAGGATAGTCAACAATGCGTTCAGGGCGACCGATGCGAATGTTGGTCAAGCTGGTACGCTGGACGCCTTTAAGTTGTACAACGAGTCAACCATAACGGGAGAGAGTAATCCTATAGAGCTTACGCGGCTTCTGATAAAGTTTGACCTAGACCCGCTTAGGGCTCTGACTAGCTCTATTCTTGATCTCAATGATCCTAGTTTCAAGTGCACACTTAGGCTCTCTGATGTCTATGGCGGACAGACAACACCTAGTAACTTCAATCTCATAGTTTTCCCGCTGTCTAAATCATTCGACGAGGGAGTTGGAAGAGATGTTGTTAGCTTTACTGATCTAGACTCTTGCAACTGGATAACATCATCCGTACTACGATCAACAGTCACTGCATGGACTGATCCAGGAGCTGGTAGACAGGGATTACTTGGGTCCGATGACATTGACATCATCTCGAGCGGAAATCTCAGAGATGGGCTTGGTGTATCTAATCTCTGGGTGACCCAGAGCTTTCTCACAGGAGAGGAAGACCTAGAGGTCGATATCACCAGAATAATCTCTGGTACGCTAGTTGGCCTAATTCCCGACAACGGATTCAGAATCTCATTCTCGGGATCTCAGGAGACTGACACTTTTACTCGCTTCGTTAAGCGGTTTGCGTCTCGTAACACTGTCTCCATATCTAAGAGACCTCAATTACGTGCGCATTTTGACGATGCAATCATAGACAATCACAAGACTTTCTACTTTAACTTGACGGGATCGCTGTTCCTCAGTAATCACCACAGAGGAACGTCTGCGAACATACTTTCTGGATCTTCAAATACGCAGATCACAGGAAGCAACTGCATGTATGTCATCCTTAAGTCTGGGTCGTACTCTTCACAGCGGTTTGCGTCTCAATTCCAGATAGGACAAAATTACATAACAGGAGTGTATGCATCCACCTTTGCTGTGAGTGAATACGAGAGCCTGCTCAGAAGAGAAATCTTGACATCAAATTCTGCGACTTTCACAGAGGTGTGGGGATCACTTGATGGGAGAGTCGGCTACTACACTGGATCTCTCGTAATAAAATCGATACAGAGAACAGCCTTCGACAATACGCCATCAAGGCTCTTCGTCAACATAACGAATCTACAACCATCTTATGACAAGTCCGAGACCAAGCGCTTCAGAGTATTCGTAAGGGATATTGATCAACCAATTGTTGCTGTGAAGCTTCCGATCGAGTTGCCCAGCGAATACTATGAGAACATGTATTATCGAGTAAGAGATTACGAGACTGGAGACATAATGATTCCATTCGAGACGCAGAGCAACGGCACCCTTATGTCAGTAGATCAGCAGGGCATGTACTTCGATTTTGACATGAACTCTCTTCCAAGGGGCAGGACATACGTGTTTGATTTCATGATTAAGACAGATGGGGTTGATCTGCTATTTCTAGATGTCGCAGCCAAGTTTAGGATATCATAATGGCATCTCGAGTCAAACTAGTTGAAAAACCCAAGCTCTTCAGCCCTCAGGTGATCAGGAGCGCTGTAGACAGAGCAGGAAGCGTACAAATTGAAAGTTTAGGATCTGATCTTGCTAGTAACGTATCTGGCCAGAACTCATTTAGATATGACGACTACGAGACAGGATTAAAGTCAACCCAAGAGCTCAATGTAGACTTTTCTGAGTTCCAAAATCACACTTTTTTCTCATCTGCTGCTGTTAAGACAAACGTTGCATTTGACAAGATTGTCAATGACTTTCCGTTCGACGGAACAGAGTCTGACCTTGAGAAGTTTGAAGATGATCTGACCGGGTGGGAGAATTACGTACTTGAGCAGTTTCCAAAGAACGTAGGCTACCTCTTCTTTTCAGGAACAACTACTTCTGAGAACCCTTCGGGCGGATTTAGCAGCGAGAGAGGAACTTTCATACAAGTCTCAAATAGCACCGGATATCTTTTCCCAGGCATATCGAAGGGAGACGAGGGAGGAGGTGCCCTAGACACATCTAGTTCACCTTTCGCCATAGAGACTTTTATATTCGTCCCAAGCAAAGAAAATGACAATCAGATAATCTGCCAGCGCATCTCTGGAAGTACAGGATATTCTCTGCACATCTCCAGCAGCAACTCAGTAGATTCTTGCAACGTAGAGTTTATTGCAGCAGGAGTGGGACAAAGACTCGCTGTGTCAGCGTCACTCCAGAAAGGATCTTTTCATCAGGTGTGCACTGTTTTCGACAACCAGGACGGAGCAAAGCGGCTCTTCCTCTACATCGATGCAGAGCTCAAGGTGACGTCTTCAGCTCTGACTGACAGTCTCGATTTCGACATGGGCACTTCAAAGCTCATTATCGGATCTGGGTCATCTTTCTCTTCTTTCTCTCCGCGGCAGACTTTATCAGGCGCAATTGATGACTTTAGGTTTTTTGGAACAGCTATAAGTGCTGAAGATGAACGTCCTTATCTGACAAGAACAGTTTTCCAAAAAGACGACATGGTCTTGTACTTCAAGTTCAACGAGCCGTCAGGAAGCTACGGAATGCAGGATGTCGTGCTTGATAGCAGCGGAAACTCATTGCATTCACGCGTGAGGAACTACGACAACATTCTTAGGTCTTCTCCTGTGGGATCCTCTTCGTTAATTAACGAGGACGTCGCTAGGTCACCTGTTCTCTACCCGTCCTATGAGCCTGTCGCTGCACTCAATGCTGTTCTTCTTGCTAGCGCTTCTGAGTATGATTCGGTAAACCCGAACTTGATAACCAAGCTGATTCCTCCTCACTATTTCCTCGAGGGGCAGAATGCTCAGGGGCTCAA